TTCCAGATTATTTAAAAACAAATATAATGATTTTAGATACGGATAAATATTTTAAGGATTTTGTTTGAGTGTTATAGTTAAGTGTTTCTTTTAGCTATTTTTGAATTATATTGTTGTATTTGCTGCTGATACATTTGTCTCATTTTAGTTTGATGATTTCTATAATCTTCTATTTTTTTTAATAATTCTTTTTTATCCAAATCTATCATTATCTCTTTATAGTTTATTACTTTTTTCTCGATATCGCTATAATCTTCTCTTTGCACCACAGTTGGCGGAATAATTAAATACCATTTATCCGTTTTTTGTAAGGCGAACCAAAATTTATCTATCGCATACATTGAATGTTGTTCTGGTCTGCGTATTAAATATGTTAAACCCATTTTAATATTTTCAAGAAGTTTTTTAATATAGTGACCATTTACTAAATAGCCTGTCGTTGTTTGACATGTGTTAACTTTTATACATGTTTCATCAATTGCTTCATATGGAGGCATATTGTTTCCGGCAAACAAAATTACATCCCAATTATTACCGTGATTTTCTAAAAATCGATTAAAATTAGTTTTGAATGTTTCCGGTTCTAAAAATTGTATATCATCTTCAACTATCAACACGTGGTCGCTTTTATTATTAAAAGCATTTTGTAAAATTTTGAGATGACTCATACTACAGCCAATAGCTCCATTATCCATTTTTATAGCATCAAATCTTTCAATAGGGATACCCATAGTGTTCATTTCTTTTTCTACGTGTTCTTTACGGTCTTTACGATGTTCTAAATTAATATAAAAAGCATTTGTAATATCAGAAAGCGATTTAATCGGACATACCGTATCTTTAAACATAATATAACAATTACATTATGTTTATCTATTTATTTGTTATTTTTTACTTATTCTTTTTTATTTATTCCTTTTTATTTATTCCTTTTTATTTATTCCTTTTTATTTATTCCTTTTTAATTAGTTGTTTTTTCTGTTCTTTTTCCATTTTATTATAAATATATGTTTGTTCAATCAAAAGCAAACCATATATAGCAGTTAGTGACAATGGAACAGTACATATAACCATTGAATATGGTGGATACACTGAAAATAAATATGTAGACACCCCTAAAGAAATACTTGATAAACCAAAATTTCTTAATAATTTTTTATTATCCTTAGCTAATTCAGGACCATAATAATTATAATATTTTCCTTCTGGGCCGCAATTTGTCTGTAAATCATTTGTTCTATAATATGCGCTAACTACTGGAGGACTAAATTTATCGGCTCTACATGTTGCGTCTTTTGGATTATAATGCGAACAACTATAACATGGTGGAGATAGAGAGCTAATAGGATTCACTTTTTCAATAATTTTATTAACCTTAACACTAATAAACCTTGGTGTAAACCCTTGAGAAATATTAGTTAATCTTTTTCGAATACAATACATTATTGTCAATATGTATTATCATCTGTAATCTTTAATTTATTTTTACAATTATATTTCTTTTATATATTCTTTTATATTTCTTTTATATTTTAGTATATTCCACCCAACTTAATATTGGCTGATTTAGTTGCCTTAGGTTTTACTCCAATAATTCTCGCATATGCTGGTGAAAATTTATTAATATTAGGAGGGATTACTCTAGTTCTGGAATTAAATTGTTGATTTATTTGATTCATTTGTGATTGTTGAGCCATTTGTATCAATCTTTGTTGTTCGGAAATGGTATTATTTGTTTGAGTATTATTGTTTGAATAAGCGTGTTGTTGTCCTCTTTGTAAATGTCTCGGAATAACCGGTATATTCGGGTCACTGGAATTTTCATAACTATATTCTATAATTTCTTCTGCTTGGTCTTTACCATAATTTTGGACAAGTTCATTTCTTCTTTCCTGATTTGGAAAATAAGGGATATTCACCCAATTATTCATGTTATTAAAATTATTAGGATTTATTTTGCTGCTCTGTCTATTAATAGATTGTCGTGGATTTTCTCTTAAATCGTATTTATAATAATTATCAATATCATTTTCATAATTAATTCCTGTTGTTAATGTTTCAATATTAATTAAAAATATTTTATCGTTTTCCACTGTATGAATATTGTCTAACATATTGCTTGATTCCTTATCTATTGTAAATAACAAATTATTTATAGTTCTGATTCCATTAATTCCATTATCATTATTAGAGCGTAACAAATCGGTTCGATTAATTAATCTAGACACACCATCAAATAGATGTAAAATTTCAGGACTACCAATTGGAAAAAATTGGTCTCTGTTAATACTCAATCCAATATTTTGACAGCGCTGCTGTAACACAGTATCTTCCATTCCCCATCCCCAATAATTAGGAAACCCATTTGCTGCTTCAAAATCGGAACCTGTTATTGATACAATTCCACCCAGAGCATATTCAAAGCCATAAAAATGCTTTACAATTCCGTGCGTTGTCTGATAATCAAAAATATTGCTAAATGGAATAGTATCAATATCATTAAACACAAAAGTTATATCTTTATAGTCATTTGGATATTTTGTTTTCATTGCAAGGAACCCAATATTTTTAGTAGCACCACGATTGAAAGCTCTTGAATCACATTGATGTGAAAAATATATTTCATAATTTTCATTTTGTGATAAATTTAGGATATTTGTTACGTAATTAGAGAAAAAAAATTTATGTTGATATCGGTTTCTATACGGAACAATAAACACAATATTTGGAACTACAAGACTCATCAAATATAATTAAATTGTCATTATATTTATTCAATAAATACGAAATATACGAAAATTTGTTAAGTTATAAATTCATAAAATTTAGATAATAATATATTAAAATGTCATCAAAGCCTTTTTTTAGTTTTGGAAATAGTGGTGTAGGCTATAATATCAATGTTGGAACATTAAAATTCAATAATTTAAACACAGGATACATCTATTTAGGAAACACTGGTTTAGCTGGAACAAAACAAATTCAAACTACAGATATTGATGATTACGCTGTTACTTCTTCTAAATTTGCGGATTCTGCTATAACTAGTCCTAAGTTAACATCTAATATAAATTTACCAGGTTTTCCTACTGTAGATACTGCTTTAGCAGGAACAAATACGAATCAAATAGCATCCACTGCTTTTGTTCAAACCGCTGTATCAAATTTAGTAGACTCAGCTCCTTCTGTTTTAAATACTTTAAATGAATTAGCAAATGCTTTAGGAAATGATGCTGCTTTTTCATCAACTGTTACAAGTTTACTATCAGAAAAAGCTTCTAAAACAGGAAATGAAGAAATAAATGGAATTAAAACATTTACTTTATTACCTGAATGTAGTGCTGTTCCTAGCACTAGTAATCAAATAACAAATAAAACATATGTAGATACTGAGATAACTACAAAATACAATACAGGAGCTCAAGGGGCTCAAGGGGCAATAGGGGCTCAAGGGGCAATAGGGGCTCAAGGCGCACAAGGAATAACCGGTTTTGTGGGTGCTCAAGGGCTCGCTGGGGTTCAAGGACTCACTGGTGCTCAAGGGCTCGCTGGGGTTCAAGGACTCACTGGTGCTCAAGGTGTAATAGGTGCTCAAGGTTCTCAAGGTGCTCAAGGTTCTCAAGGTACTCAAGGACTCGCTGGTGCTCAAGGTTCTCAAGGTGCTCAAGGGACAATAGGTGCTCAAGGGACAATTGGTTCTCAGGGACTTACAGGAGCTCAGGGTTCAGGTGCTCAAGGACTCACCGGTGCTCAAGGACTCACTGGTGCTCAAGGACTCACCGGTGCTCAAGGACTCACTGGCGCTCAAGGTGCTGGTCCTGGACTCACCGGTATCACAATAACAACTAATAATACTGGAGTAACAATGTATCCAATATTCACTAGTGGAACAGGTTCAATTAAGGATTTAGATATAGATAATGTAACTGGGCCATTAGCGTATATCCCAAGCACTTCTACATTGAGTTGTTCCAATTTATCACTATCAAACCCGATAACATCAACAAATACATCAGGAGCGACAGCTGGGCAAATAGGTTATATAGTAGAATCTACTGGAAGTGCTGTTACCATGAGTAATTCTACATTATACACATTAATTTCAATAACATTAGACCCAGGCACGTGGATAATTGTATTTAATTCTAATTATAACGTTGCGTCTGTAGATTATTATGGTTATAACATAGGAATATCTTCAGGTTCAGGTTTTACTTGGAGTGATGGATACCTACAAGAAACTGTTGCTGGTAGCGTTAGTGTAGGAGAGTATACTTACAACCCATATTATTGTACTTCTGTTACTGTGAGTTCTACAACACAATTTACTCGTAATGGAAATGCTAGACTATATTTTGGAACTACAACAATTACAGGAACAGGAAAAATGATAGCTGTTAAAATAGCATAAACTATAAAATAAACTTATTTTACATAATTTAGTAAAATAAGTTATATATAAAATCATAAAATGATACATTATATATAATTTAACAATGTCAACAAAACCTTTTTTTATGTTTGGAAATACTGGTTCTGGATATAACATCAATGTAGATTCGTTAAAGTTTAATAATATTAACAATGGGTTTGTTTATTTAGGAAATACTGGGTTAGCTAGTGTAAAACAAGTTCAAGCAGCAGAACTTGAGGATTCCTCTATAACAACAATTAAAATCGCTGATGGAAGCGTTACTAGTTCTAAAATATCTAGTAATATAAATTTAACAGGGATTCCAACTGTAGATACCGCTACAACAGGAACAAATACAACTCAAATAGCAACTACTGCTTTTGTTCAAACCACCATAACAAATTTGGTAAATACAGCTCCTTCTTCGTTAGACACTTTAGATGAACTAGCAAATGCTTTAGGAGATAATGCTAATTTTTCAACAACAGTAACAAATAATATTGCCGGAAAAATTTCTAAAACTGGAAATGAAGAGATTTCAGGAATAAAAACATTTACTATGTTACCGGAATGTAGTTCTGTAGCAACAACTTCAAATCAGTTAACAAACAAATCATATGTAGATACACAAGTTCAATCGATAAACAATTCCCAAGGGTTTACAGGTGCTCAAGGTGTTCAAGGGAGTCAAGGTGTTCAAGGGAGTCAAGGTGTTCAAGGTGTTCAAGGTGTTCAAGGTGCTCAAGGTGCTCAAGGTGCTCAAGGTGCTCAAGGTGCTCAAGGTTCTCAAGGTTCTCAAGGTTCTCAAGGAGCTACATGTGCTAGAGGTATTACTGGCGCTCAAGGTGGTCAAGGTGCTACGGGGGCTACAGGGGCTAGAGGTATTACTGGCACTCAAGGTGGTCAAGGTGCTACAGGTGGTCAAGGTGGTCAAGGTTTTACGGGTGCTACAGGAGCCCAAGGAGCTCAAGGGAGTCAAGGAGCTCAAGGGAGTCAAGGAGCTACAGGGGCTAGAGGTGTTACTGGTTCTCAAGGACTTATCGGAGGTTCAACTGGTATTTTAATACAGGATGGTAATACAGCTACAACAATGTATCCGGTATTTACAGATGGAGCCGGAAGTCTCAAATCATTATATATAGACAACGTTACAGGCCCTTTAAGTTATGTTCCCAGCACTTCTACACTTAGTTGTGCTAATTTAATTGTATCAAACCCAATAATAACGTCAAATACAGCACAACCGAGTTCTGGTCAGTTAGGATATATTCAAACAGCAACATTTACTGCGTTACAAACACTAGCAAATAATACTTTAAAAAATTTAGGCTCAATAACATTATCGGCAGGAACATGGTTTGTCATTTTAGAAACAACTATTACAGCAGTTACCGTAACGTATAAAGGATACTCTATTGAAATATCATCTACATCGTCAGCGTTTGATAGTCCGGCAGATTATTCTTTTATACAAGAAACCTATCCAAATACTACAGCACAAACAAGTAATAGTTCTTATAATACTCGTGGTATTTTTTCAAGCACGAGTAGTTTTACACTTTATGGAAATATAAAGGTATATGTAACAGGGATAGGACCAGGTAAAACTATTAAGGGCGATGGGAGTATACAAGCTATTAGAATAGCATAAAAATAGAAGCTCTAAATTATGATTTTGTAAAATAAGTTATAAATAAAATCATAAAATACTGTATTATATATAATTTAATAATGTCAATAAATCCGTTTTTTATTTTTGGTAATACTGGTTCTGGTTGTAACATTAATGTAGATTCATTAAAATTTAATAATATTAATTCTGGATTTGTTTATTTAGGAAACACGGGATTAGCTGGTATAAAACAAGTTCAAACTGCCGAACTTGGAAATTCATCTGTAACAACCTCTAAGATTCCAGATGGAAATATTACTAGTTCTAAAATTGCGAGTAACGTAAATTTATCAGGAGTTCCAACTGTAGATACTGCTTCAGTAGGTACAAATACTACACAAATAGCAACCACTGCGTTTGTTCAAACCGCAATCACTAATGTAATAAACTCAGCACCTAATACTTTAGATACATTAAACGAATTAGCAAACGCTTTAGGAAATGATGCTAGTTTTTCAACAACTGTAACAAATGCTATAAATGGAAAGGTTACCAAAACAGGAAACGAAGAAATTTCAGGAGTAAAAACTTTTACAGCATTACCAGTGTGTAGTTCTGGAGCAACCTCGATAAATCAATTAACAAATAAAACATATGTAGATAATCAGATTCAATCAATAACTTTTACAACTGGTCCTCAGGGAGCCCAAGGAGCACAAGGAGCACAAGGAGCACAAGGAGCACAAGGAGCCACTGGAGCACAAGGAGTCACTGGAGCCCAAGGAGCAACTGGAGCACAAGGAGCACAAGGAGTCACTGGAGCACAAGGAGCAACTGGAGCCCAAGGAGCACAAGGAGCACAAGGAGCAACAGGAGCACAAGGAGCACAAGGAGCACAAGGAGCACAAGGAGCACAAGGAGCACAAGGAGCACAAGGAGCACAAGGAGCACAAGGAGCAACGGGAGCAACGGGAGCACAAGGAGCAACGGGAGCACAAGGTTCAGGAGCGCGAGGAGTCACAGGAGCGCAAGGAGCGCAAGGGGGTATAGGCGGTTCAACAGGTATTTTAATAAGCACTGACAATAGTAATGCTACGATGTATCCAGTATTTACAAGTGGAACAGGTGTTACAGGGTCTTTTCAATTATTGAATATAGATAGTGTTACCGGTCCATTAAGTTACAATCCAAGCACTTCTACGTTGAGTTGTAGTAGTTTAAGTATTTCTGGATTAATAACATCAACATATTCATCTGCTGGCACAACAGGAACATTTGGATATGTTACGCCAATAACATCTTTTGGCTCACAAACATTAACAACCGATGTCCTTAAAAATTTAGGTTCAATTTCATTGGGAGCAGGAACTTGGCTAGTATCATTTAGTATAGTATTCTCATACACAAATGTAATATACACGGGTATGATAGCAGAAATATCAACTACATCGACAGCATATAATAATAATTTATCTTATATACAAGAGTGGTTTTATGGTGCAACAGATGGCACAAATGGTCATAATTATTTTACCCATGCGTTGTTTTATTCTGGGACAAGTTTTACACTTTACGGAAATGTAACAGGAACTTTTAGTGGAGTTACTGGAACCGACAATTTGGCTGCTTATGGTTATATGCAGGCTACAAGGATAGCCTAAAAATAAATAAAAATAAAAAATAAAAAATAAAAAATAAAATAAGTAATGAATTGTAATTATTTATTTTAAGCACAAGCCATTTATTTTAAGCACAAGCAGAATATTTTTTTAAAATAACAGCAGGAACAAGTTCGTCTTGTAGTTTTTCCAATTTTTTATGAACTTTATTTATTGTAACCTCGCTAATTTCACTAATATTTTTAACATCTCTTTTGCTAACGTTAATTTTACAAAGCTGCGAAATAAAGTATACAACTCCGGCAGCAATTGAGTGTGGTGTATTTTCCGGCATCATATTATTTTTCTCTATTTTGATAGCAATAAATTGGGCTAATTTCGTTAATTCGGAATTAATATTTAATTTACTACAATATCTTTCAATAAATGCTTCCGGTTTAGTTTTACAAAATGCCGTTTTATCTTTATTGTCCATATCTTTTTCAAGTTCATTAATAATTAGCTGAGCATTTTTACAACCTTGAGTAGCACTGGTAGCATCTAAATGAAATATAGTAGCAAGCTCTTTAGCTGTTCTGGGATAATTATTAATCCTACATGATATGTAGATAGATGCTGCGATGATTCCGTCCTTGTTATCTCCTCTAAATGTATGGTCATGTTCGGATATTTTTTTATGATACCGAATCGCATCATCAATAATAAGTTTTGGTATTCCAGCATTTTGTGCCATAACAGTAATACGTTGAAACTCTTCATAACGAGTTTTTTCTTTGTAAGGCATGGATTGCCATTCTGTATAACGGCGTATTTTTCGCATTTGATAACTGGATTTTCCAATACATAATACTTTACAACCAAAAGAAGATTCTTCTAGCAAAGGATTTATAGGCATACCGCATCGGGTTGGGTCGGAATTTTGATTATCATCAGCTCCATAAAATCGCCATTCAGGAGACTGGTCTAACATATCTTTATATATGATACCACATTTGTTGTTAGTACAAGAGAGAAATCCTTCATCTGAATATGCTAAAGCGAATTGACACATTTCACAATTTTCTCTGTTTGTGATAGTTCTATAAAGACATTCTAATGGGTCTTTTTTATCATTATCTATAATTTCAGATTCAAATACATTCCATAACTTACTTTTATCGATTGTATTATTGATGGATGATTTATTTTTTTTGCTTTTTTCAGGAATTTGAATATTAGGCATTAACATTTCTATAGTTCCTTTCATTACGTAATAT